AGTAGGACAGATAGTTAATATAGATACAAGACAGGGTGGACAGACTTATCTGTTTACTTTATTAGTGAGGTTCTGATGGCTAGAGCTAGAGGTATTGAAAATATAGAAAAAGATCTTACTGGTAATTTACAGCAGGATTTTAATACTTTTATAAGAGCAGCTTTGTCTGATTTATCAAATCAAGGATCAAAAGAATATAGTCCTGTTGATACTGGTTTTTTTGCTTCAAGTTGGACTGCTGGTACGCAAAGACCCAGACCTAATGAGGCTAGAGAATCATTTTCTCCATGGAGTAGTTTAAAACCTAATAGAAAAGGTGGCAGAGCTATTGGATCAACTGTCCAGCCAAGATTTATTAATAATATAAATTATAATTTTAAACCTTTTTCTAAAGTGTTTATTGGTAATAGATCACAATATGCAGCTAGAGCTTTAGCTTCTTCAAACAGTGAAATACCTTTATATGTGCAGAATATAATTGGTATAAAAATAAATGAAATATTTACGGATAAGAAGCCTAAGATTGCTATAGCAGAAAAAGAATTAAAAGGTGGTCAAGGTGGTATTGGTCAATTTGCAGATCCTAAGAAAGCATTTGTTGATTACACTAACTTATGACTTTAGTTAACACCAGAGCAGCTTTTGAAAAGGCAGTAACAGACGCAGTTGCAGCAGTAGATAATACTGTTGAAATGGTTTATGACAATATGGTTTATAAGACACCAGGCAAAACTAAAAAGTATATTGTTATGTCGGTAGATTTTGCACAAGCAACGACTCAAACACAAGGAGCATCACAAGATTTTTATTCTGGTATTATCCAATGTAATATCTATGTTCCAAGAGGAAAAGGTAGTGCAACCTTATCTGCATTAGGAGAAGCTGTTATTGATGGCTTAACTTCTGTTAATGCTTCTGATTATACTGATACGTTTAGTTGTGATCCTAGAGTATTGGATGTTGTCGGCCCTGCTCCTATTGAATTAGATGACTCTTCACACTTTCTTGGCTTAATATCTTGCCAATTTACTGCCAACGCTTAGTATACTAATAATAGCTACATATTAACATGACAAGAGCAGTTGATCTTTTAAAAAACAAGTTTGGAGTTTCTCAACTTTACAAACATGATGTAAAACAAGATGATGAAATTATTCTTACTGTGTATTGGCACCCTTTAACTATTGCTGAAAGAGAATCTATACAAAAGAAAACAGGCACTGAAGATACAAATGATTTTGCTCTTCAAATGATGATAGAAAAATCATTGGATAAAGATGGTGTAAGACTTTTTCAAGATGGAGATAAAGCTTCTTTGAGAAGAGAAATAGAAGCAACTGTATTACAGGAAATACAATTAGCTATGATTAACGCTGGTGCTGATAAGGAGGTTGAAGAGGCTAAAGCCGATTTAAAAAGCACATAAAGATTGGCGATTTATATATTCATTAGCTAAAGAATTAGGTAAAACTGTAAGTGAATTATCTTGTTTATTAACTTATGAAGAATTATTGGGATGGATAGCTTATGCAGAATTAGAAAATGAAGAATATGAAAAACAAAGAGAACAGGCACAAAGAAGTAGTGCTTTAAAAGGCAAAAGAAGGTAATATAGAGAAAATGTTTTAATTTTTATAGCAAGTGGCTAATTATAATATTGATATTGGTGTAAAGGTACAAGCTCAACAGTTAGACAAGTTTAATAAAAAAATAAAATTAACAGATAAGTTAATTGATAATGCAAATAGATCAATTAAGAATTATCAAAAAGGTAATCTTGAGCTTGTAAGAAGTATTGATGGAGTAAACATAGTATTAAAAAATGCTAGTGACAATTTTAAAAAAGTTGCAGTAGGTACACCACAAGCTACAAAAGCAGCTAAAGAATTTGTCAAAGCTGAACAATTAGTAAATAAAACTTTAGCTGAACAAGAAAAATTATTAGAAACGATCCGAAGAAAACAACAAGGTAAGGAATTTACGATGGGTTTAAGACGGCAAGGATTTAAAAAAAATCAAACAAGACAAAGTGATGGTAGTTTTATAAATCAAAGAAGAGCAGAATTACGAATTACAAATAGAGCAGCTACTTTAGAAGAACGAATTAATCAAACACTTTTAAAACGAGGAAAAATTTTAAGTGCAAATGGTAAGCAGATTATAAACAATAATAGAGCTAGGAGTGCAGGAGGCAGAGGTAGACGTTTTCAAAATGCTTTAGCAAGTGGACTAATTGGTGGTGGTTTCCCATTGTTGTTTGGACAAGGGCCAACTGCTGCTTTAGGTGGTGCTTTAGGTGGTGTTGCTGGCGGTGCTATTGGAGGACAATTTGGCTTTGCTTTGTCAATAGCTGGTACAACAATAGGAAGTGCATTAGATAATCTTGCAAATGCTCTTGCAAAACCAACTGAAAATATTCAGTTATTAGTAGATAAAATCGGGTTAGCTAATACCCCTACAGGTGATTTAGCTTTACGTCTAGAAAAAGTAGGTTTAAGTGCTACTGCTGCTGATTTATTATTAGATGAATTTAATAAAAAGTTTGGTAAGACACCTGAAGATATTAAGAAAAATACTCAACAAATGAATAAATTTAAAAATCAAATTAATGAATTAGGTACTGCAATAACATTATTACTTTCAAAAGTTTTATCTCCTGCCATTCAAAGTATTTTAAATTTTATAAATAGACAATCAATAGCAAATAAAATTGGAAGATTTAATCTTGCAAGTATTGAACAGCGATCTCAAAATTTAGCCGTAAAACAAACTAAAGAAAAGTTTGGGTTTAAAATTGGTGCAGTAACAGGTCCTTTGGCTGGTGAAGGTGTTGAAGATTTTTACCAAAAACAGTTTGAAGCTAATAGAGAGAGATTAATAAATGCAGAGATAAATAAACAACTTATTGCAGAAGGAAAAGCACCTATTGATTTTAATAATCAAGAACTTAGTTTTGGTGAAAAATTTGAAGCAGCACAGAAAAAATTAGAGAAAGCTGAATTTAATAAAAATATTCGTTCACTTGAACAAAGTTTAAAATTAGAAAAAGATAGATTAAATATTAGTTCTGAACAATTCACATTAAAACAAGAAGAGTTTAAATTAAGTAATTTAAATAAAGATTTAGAACTTTTAAGAGGAGAATTAGGTAAAAATAATAGTGAAGAAATTAAAACTCAAATTAAAGGATTACAGGCTCAGATAGACTTACAAAAACAAGTGGTTGCTAATGCAAAAGCTTTGGCAGATCCTTTTAGACAATTATCACAAATAATTCAAGTTGATATAGGTAATGGAATTAAAGGATTGATACAGGGAACGCAAACTTTAAATGATGTCTTGAGAAATATAACCAATAAAATTGCCGATGCTTTTTTAAATATGGCAATTTTTGGAAATATAGGAGGTGGATCTGTAACTGGAGGTTTATTAGGAGCTATTTTTAAAGCAGAGGGCGGATCTGTTAAAGCAGGTGGAAGTTATATTGTTGGTGAACGTGGGCCTGAGTTGTTTAGCCCAGGTGTATCGGGAATGATTACACCAAATCATGCTCTTGGCGGTTCAACAAATATCGTAGTAAACGTAGATGCTTCTGGTTCTTCTGTTGAAGGAAATGAAGAACAAGGTAGAGAACTTGGTCGTATGATTTCAGTTGCTATACAATCAGAATTAATTAAACAAAAACGACCAGGAGGTATGC